AGATAGAATCAGAAGAGGTCATCAGACTTCTTCCGGAGCTTCATGTCTTGCCCGATAAGAGTATATGAGAATATACAGAAAAATGACAATAATAATGGCATATGAAGTGATTATACTCTATCATCTTCATATGCCATATTATGTGGAGACATTTACTGAATATCCCTTTTTATTGCTTTTTACAATAATGGCATTATCCGGCAATCGCTTTTCGATTCCCTTTTTGGGGATATTTACGAAACAGACTCCACCATTTCAATTTCAATACGCCAAACAGTGCTTCCCCGAAGATAGAGGAGTTCATCTTGGAAGTGCCTAATACACGATTGATAAAAATAATGGGGACTTCCACGATTTTATAACCACACTTATATGCCGTAAACTTCATTTCTATCTGGAACGCATATCCTTTGAAATGGATACGATCCAGATCGATCGTCTCAAGCACCTCACGACGATAGCATTTGAAACCGGCTGTCGTATCCTGTACTTTCATTCCAGTAACAAAACGAACATATACGGAAGCATAATAGGACATCAACACACGTCCCAATGGCCAGTTCACGACATTCACACCGTTACAGTAGCGGGAACCGACTGCGACATCACCACCCTGTTCCATACAGGCCGCATATAATTTGGGAAGATCATTCGGGTTATGACTGAAGTCTGCATCCATTTCGAATATAAAATCATATTTATGTTCTATTGCCCATTTAAATCCGCAGATATAAGCCGTACCCAATCCTAACTTACCTTTACGTTCCACCATGAAAAGGCGTTCGGGGAACTCTTTTTGCAGCCGTTTTACAATACCTGCCGTACCATCGGGCGATCCATCATCTATAATCAAAATATGAAATTCTTTCTCCAACCCAAATACAACCCGAATAATATTTTCTATATTCTCCTTTTCGTTATACGTGGGAATAATAACAATACTGTCTGACATATATTTTAATCTATTAATTTCTAATCATTTACATATATGACTGTAAACTATTTGTAAACCACCCTCCAAAGTTACATATTTTTTCTGTGTAAATCTATCATCCAGTTAGCCCATTCATCCGTCCCGTAAGCCGGAATATCGAACCACTCCTTTTCCCTCAATTGCGGCAATAGTTGCATAATCTGATCCAGTTCATTCCGGAACCGGAAAACCTCTTCTTCCGTCAGCTTTACCGAATAATGTTTCTTGCATTCCTTTAATCCAGGAAAAGACTGGAGCAATCCCATAATCTCGGAGAAAGCGGAAGATTGACCTTTGTCTATCTTTAATGTGATTCCGGACATCTTTCCTCCATCTTTTCAAGTTGATATGACAATAGAGCATTTTCTTGCTCTAAGGCATTACACCGGCTAACAGCTTCCTTGAGCTGCTTCCGGAGTGAGGCTATTATTTTGTCTTTATCTTCCATCTATTTATATTTTAAATTAAAAGTTATGACAAAAAATTGTATCTTATATGATTGCTTTAATGCAATAGATGATCATTATCAAACTCTCATCTGTACATTAATAGATTCCAGAAAATCAATTTTAGTAAACTCGCTTAGTTTCAATTTATTAATGAGAGGATTTTTTGCTAATGAAGCTTACTATCGTTACTTATTTCATCATTCATATTATTTATCACTCAAATACCATTATGATGAAATAGAGAAAATTATTTACTTAAAGGAATAATCATCTATTAATTAAGCCCTTAAGCATACTTTCTCTAATTATGGCTTTAGGTGCAAATTTCTGAACTATAGACTCAACTATCACCTTTTCTGCCTCCGAACAGATAGGGCTAAGTGTTATTTTCATTTTTGATAATAATTCAGGATTTATTTCTAAATCAAAAAAAGAAAGCTTGGGAGGGATTCTATCATATACAGCCTGCATAATTCGTTTTGGCATCTGGTTTATGTCTATATCTCCCCAAATATTAGGTAAAATAGTCAATGTGAAACGATGTTCTTTTTGAAAAGCCCAACATTTTCGTTTATATAAGCCTATCTTTTTTAGATTCATTTTCATTGCTCCTTCCCCATTTCCCATATCTTGTATTTGCACAACATCTCTCATTTCAGAAAATGGATTATCCACATATAATACTTTCTTAAAGAACATTTCCGAATCATTAAATGAAGGAACTACTAAGTAATCTTTCGTTACTATCTTTTCAATCGGCAGTATTGAACTTTTTTCATTCTTCGAATATACATCAACTCCATAAAACCTTCCACTAGGAATATGATACTTTAAGAACATATCACTATCTAGGCTAATTCTTATTCCGTGCATCTCTTTACCAGCATACATTTTCCATAAAGGAATACTTTCCTCTTCACTATCGGTCCAACATGACACGAAAGTATAATAACTAAGTTGGATATTTTTACAGGATAATCCTGCTTCTTCGCTATCATCAACCTTATCAAGTCTTGTAAAACGTATCGTTTTATTTTTCAATATGAGAGCTAAATTCTCAATTGATGTATAATGATGTATCTCCATAACTCTTTTTTATTTAAACAACCCCAACGCCGTAGCAATATTACCTCTGCGATCACAGTTATTATGTTTACTATTTCCTTGTGAAAGGATAAGTCTACAATATTACATCCGCAACCACATGCTGCTTCACAATCCACAAACCACGCACCTGTTCAATATCGATATCAAAATCATCATGGTTCTCCCGATCTACAGACCGGGCTATCCAAAATCGCTTGGCCAAAGAGGGATCACTATAGCGACGCAAGATCTTAATATGACCATGATAATCTCCGGTCTGCTTATCTTCGACAACAATTCCGAATACATTCCCAAACGGAATTTGATTAGGGAACTCTTTCTCAAAGCTGAAACGTTTCAAAGCAATCCAGCAACCGGATGGATAGGCCGGAGCCATCGAATTACCTGCGACTTGGGCAATTGCTTCGCAATCTTTACAATCAGGTAAATACCAATATCGCTTTACAGAGTCTGTACTTCCTAACAACTCTGCATTTCCGCCTGAGAACTTGAAATCAACCTCTGGCAATAACTTTAATCCTTTCTCCATAGCTTCTTTATATTCTGTTTCGGTATTAATAACTAAGTTAGAACCAGACAATTCCAATTCCTTTTTATTGAAATAATCTATTATGATATTAGCATTCGCCAAAGTCGGTCTTGTATTTCCGTTTCTATAATTTCCTATAGAAGCTTCCGTTATACCCGTATCTTTAGCAATCTTATAATTTGATAAGGTTGAATTAGAAATCAGCTCTATCGCTTTCTGCACTATTTCAGCTTTACATAATTGCATACTTTAATATTTTAGTATATTTGCGAAAACATTTAATACTTGCCATTATGACAAACAAAGATTATATCAGACAATCATCTGGACTTCCACAAGAAGTTAGAACAGCTTGTGATACCATCTTTCTACATGAATATTACAAGTATATAGAAAAAGACATCAAGTCCTTCAATGATGGATTACGTCTTGGGCGTATCACCGCAAGGACGATCATAAACGAACTCAAGCTTGCTCAACAAAATATGAGTATTCCTTCCAGATAGATCATCAAGTAATAAAAACAGCTTATCAATATTATGTTGTTTTATATTCAATGTTTTAGCCACATTAACTTCTGAGTATACATCAATAAGACAACCTATAACTAAATCTATTGTATCTTGTTGGTTAACTCTAACCGCCATATCTAAACTATAGATAAGAGATGTTACATAGGAGCTAAGATCTTTCTTTGCAAGAAAATAATCTCTTAGCATGTCTATTATCTTATGTTGTTCACTAATTATACCTTTAACTGTTTTGGTTTCAAAGTCTTCAAAAGACTCTTTCATTTTTAATTCAAAAGCACTCCTTATCCTTTTCTCAACTGTCAAATAACTAACCGCAAAAAATACCGCAAGAGATGCTACCAACAAAGACAAAACACCGACCAATACACCCATCCAATCCACAGTCATTGGTTCACAGCGCAAAAGCACACATGATACAGAAATCAGACTGATAATCAGCGATAGTCCAGAAATAGCCAAAGATATCTTATTTGTCATAAATCTTAAATAACCTTAATTACTATAATATTTTAGCACAAAACCACATATACTAAAATATTATAGTATATATTTGCACCTGTAATAATTAATACAACATCAAAGGTAAAGAAATTAGTATATATATAATAATGTAAGGAGGTAAAAAATGGAAAAATTAACCCTACAAAGTCATGGAGCAAGTGAGCTGTCTTTCAAAGACAGGTATGAAGCACTTGATAAAATCCCAACGCCCAAGCAGGAGTTCGTTCGCCGGATTGCTAATGCGACAGAGCGTACAGAACAAACTGTTTACAATTGGTTAAGAGGCACATTCAGCCCCGATAAGCTTTGCAAAAAGGCTATATCTAAAGAATTAGGCGCACCTATAGAAATTCTTTTTCCGGAGGGAGAATCATGCATGCAATAGAATTCTATACCACTCCATCCGGTGAAGTAATCATCAAAGAACAGGGACAGCCGGAGCGCCAGTTAAAGGAATCGGATACCGACTTTATTCAGCGTTTTCTAGAGGTGCTGGAAGAGTTCTATCCGGAAGCTTACACGGCACTCCGTAAATATTACGCCCGTTACGACGGGAACAAATGCTATCGTGATTTCCTGGCTGTACGCAGGTTTATCAAATGCAACTTCGGACTGTATGACAACATGATCGATATCGATGAGAACTGGAACTTCAAGTTTGAATTTGTCGGTTGTCCGCTGCGTGGAGAATGCGATGGCTTCAAGAAAATCTGTGAACCGAAGTTCAACAGCACACTTTCAGACAGTCAACTTAGGGTGATGGAGCTTTGCTACTATGGCAAGAAAGACGAAGAGATTGCGGAAGCGCTTTTTATATCGTCCCACACCGTAAAGAATCATCGGAAGAACGTGTTCCGAAAACTCTCGATACACTCTATGGCGGAGTTTATGCGATATGCAAACGAAAAGAATCTTTTTAAAAGCGAATAATCATGCAGACCGATAACACCTATCCAAACATTCCTTCTTTTCGAAAAATCGAACTTGAATACCTCGCTTGGCAAATCACCAAGATACAAGCCGGAACCAGAGAGTTTATCGGACAAAAGGAAGCACGTATCCGCTTTGGACGGAAGAATGTGGAGCGATGGGTCTCGGAAGGTACTTTACAGCGTTACAAACGGCCGGGCAAAATCGAATACAGGTTGGAAGACTTGTATAAATGCGCCCTGAATCCATACGATTACTAAATGAATTATTAACACGGCAAGGCACTCCAGGTAAAGGGTTATCGGAGGATGTTTACAATATAAATCCAACTCGCTATTTCAAAGACAAGTAAACGGCTTTTGCCAATTAATCATTGATGTATGAAAACAAATTACTGGAAACTCGCTCAAGTAGCGAGGTGGGGATTTTACATCCTGTTTGGAACGCTTGCCATACTTGGTATTATCGCTATTTGCTTGGGGTATTTCCAGCATATAGTTACGGCATCTGGTTGCGTGGCAATGGTTTACACGATAAAGAAACATTGGTAATTAATTTTTAAACAATAGAATCATGTCAAATCAAATTCAAATTAAAGTAGCTGAACTAAATCAGCTAAATCCGCTCATGATAGCGGATGATAGCCGGGTTGAACAGAAGTTCATACTCATGTACAATGCGATCTGGGGAACCGGCCAAGGAACACAGATTTATGAAAAGGAAAAATTCAACTTCCGGAAAATCTTACAAGACAAGCCGGAACTGCAAAGATGTTCTCCACTGTCCCTGTACGGCTGTTTCTTAGATATTGCCGTAAACGGCCTGTCTCTTGATCCCACAGGACGCCCCCACTGCTATATTCTTCCCCGCAGCACGAAGACCGGCTATAAGGACAACAATGGCAACGACATCTATGAACTGCGTGCTTACCTTTCCATCACCGGTTATGGGGAATTGGTTATGCGCCAGCGTGCCGGACAGGTCCGGTATGTAGATAATCCGGTTGTTTGCTATGAAGGTGATACATTCTCACCGGGATTGGTTGACGGAGTAAAGACCGTTACCTATCAGGCGGCCTGTCCCCGCAAATCAAATAAGGTGATCGGTGGTTTTATCCGTATTGTCCGCGCCGATGGGACTGTAGACTGGCATTGGATGATGGAGGGTGATATCAAACGCTTAGAGGCGTACAGCTACAAAAACAACCAACGTTGGAATCCGCAAACCCGTCAAAAAGAAGGTAAGGCGAATGCCCTCTATACTTCAAACGAAGGCGGTATCGATCCTGGGTTCTTGGAAAGCAAACTGATTAAACACGCATTCGACGGATATCCCAAAGTCCGGACCGGAAAGTTTACTGTATTCGAAACTCAAGAAGAACCGCAGGATATTGACTACGGATTAGAACAAACAACCGTTATTCAGCCCAATCAACCCGGACAGCAGCCACAAGCCCTCCAACCTCAATCGGAAAACCCTTTACAGGAATTCGGAGAGCAACCACAAGCGGAACCGGTACCCGCATCAGGTATAACAACCCCAATATCACAGGAAGATGAAGACGCCGGATTTTAATAAACTCGATCAATCACTTAAAAATTTATCACAATGGATACACAAGCTAACAATTCTCTTATTAAAGTGGAAGAATTCAATCAGATCATGCAATCGGCTCCTGCCACCTTGCAACGCAACCAAACTTCCGTATCGACATGTAACCAAGCCGGACAAACACTTCTGGACACCATTGAAGCGGAAGGAGGTATTAGCTCGGATGAACTGGATGCGAAGGTCTCAGAGTATTTGGCAAAGACGAAAATAACAATAGAAAACATGAACAAGCGTCGTAAGCCATTGACGCAACTTCTGGCTACGGTCAGCAAGTCTTTTACCTCTTTGGAATCGGCTATCGACGTCAAATCGGTCACCACTATTCCTTATAAGCTCCAACAGGCCCGTAACAAATACGCGGCCAAGAAGATTGCCGAACAAAAACGACGGGAAGAGGAAGCTCGCCGTAAACAGATGTTGGAGAACGAAAAGGCTCAATACCGATCGGATATCTCTGTCATGTTGGATACAGCGTATGCCGCATACGTTGAAAAGCATATCAATGCACTAAACAGCATGTTCAACCGCGCTACTCTCGCTACCTACAACGATGTATGCCGACGAATATCCGAAACAAGTATAAATTTCTCCTGGAGTGCTTTTGTTGAAAACGTTTCTGACAACAAACAAACCTTCTATATGGACGCAGAAACCCGTAAGGCAATAAAAAATGAAGTCGCTATACAAAAGAAGAAAGATTTTACAGAACGTTACCGTTTTGAAATAGAGGGTACAAAGCAGGATTTGATCGACAAACTCCCCAGCCTCCGCAAACAACTGGAAGAACAGGAAGAGCTACGCCGTACCAATGCGGTTGAAGCTGCCCGTATGGAAGAAGAGCGAAAACAACAGGAAGCGGAAGAAAGAAAAAAGCAGGAAGAAGAACGCAAACGCCGGGAAGAAGAGGCTAAGGCCAAAGCGGCTGCTGAAAAGTCTGCTGCCGAAGTACAGGCAGCATTTGATTTCTCAGCAGCCAGCATGTCCCCTACTCCAACGAAAGCCAAGGTCAAGAAGAAGATCCAGATAACCAATCCACAAGGATTCATGCAGGTATATCAGATGTGGTTCATGCGCGAAGGAATCAATATGAGCATGGAGGATCTAGAGAAGGTACATAAGAAGATGATTACCTACTGCGAAAAAGTTGTGAATAAGGACGGAGAGCAAATCCAGTCCGCATATGTAAAGTATATCGATGATGTAACAGCCAAATGATATGAAAAAGAAACTCTATCTGTCCTCATGGATAAACTTCGGAAAATACAGACGCGAGCCAAGTATTCTGAAAAAGATTCTCGATACGGAAGAGGGCCGCAAATGGTTCCGGTGGCTGATGGATAACACCTACAATTTCGAATTTGACTTTGCAGTCATTGAATATCTAAAACTCAAGGAAGAAGATGCAAGATACGTATTACCAACGGTCGGAGGTTAGCAACTCGGACCTTACGGAACTAAAGAACCTCCTCTATCCCCGTACCCAATACGGGGACAAGGAGAAAGCTTTCAAATTCGGCAGCCTAATCGATGCGATGATTACCGAACCGGAAAGGGTCAGGTATGATAAGCACATGGTAGATGATGTATTGTATTCCGGCGAGGATTGGGAACTGGCAGAAGCCATGAAGAAGTCCCTCCGCATGGAAGCCCGACACGATCCTTTCCTGGCCCAAGTGCTTGCTAAGGCGGAAACTCAACGATTCATGGTCAATAAGAACCAATGTTTCCAATATGGCAACTTCAAATACACGCTCGATACCCGGTGCAAATGGGACTGGTGGCTTCCGACCTACGGATTCGGGGGAGACCTGAAAAGCACTTTTGCCAGCACACAAAAACAATTCGATGAAGCTATTGACTTTTTCGATTGGGACCGTTCCCGCGCCTGGTATATGGATATCGCAGGCAGTCGGCAGGATTTCATCTATGGTATCTCCAAGAAAAATCAAAAAGTGTTCAAAGCATTCATTAAACGAGGCGATACGATTTACCAGAAAGGTAAAGAAAAGTACGAAGAACTTGCCTTCCGGTGGTGGATGCTGTTCGGTTGAAAATAAATAGGATATCCTTTTTTCGGAAGATATATTTTAAAGACAAACAGACATGAATTTAAACATCACACCCATAGATAAAATATCCAACGAGTTGGCAGCCATTGATTCCTATCTGAATATTACCATGAGTGAAGAAGTCCAAGAAGCTGTCCTACGTGGGAACGACCTTGCCGTCTATATCGCCCGGACCGGGAAACTGTTAGCAGATGCCAAATACCATCTGAACGGGAAAAAGAAATCGGAAGTCTTCGATACGTTACGGGAAACAGCCTCACGTGCCGGGGCTACCTCCAAGGCAGTAAATGCTATCATTGACAGTCTGTGCAAAGATGAACAATATCTTGTCGATTGGTGTGAGCGTTTGAACCGGACCGCGACTCATCAACTGGAATGGTGTCGCACTGTAATCAGTAAAGCAAAAGCAGAAATGGCCTTAGCGCCCCAAAGTTATAACAATCCTAAATTTTAAAAAGTATGGAAGATGAATTAGTAAAAGAACAACCTGTGTATGAAATTCAGAAAGTCAAACTTAAAAACAATCAGGTAACAGCTGACTACACAGAGCGATTTGTAGAAGCAAACTACAAGAACGAAGTAACCAAATCATCCCAGCAATTCGTTCATCCGGACCTGTTATATGCCATGAGTTTGTTAAAGACTCATGCCGTCAAGATTTGCGAAATGCAAGAAGCCGGAGTTGTAAATATCGAAAATCCTTCGGATGATGATCTGAATGAGAAACTGAAAAATATCGTTGTCACTGGGTATAGCAAAGGTGGATCAGACGAATCGGCCGGTGTTTCTATCCAGGCACAAAAGCTATTGAAAAGCGGACAAGTCCTTAACCTTTCCGTCCCGTTTACAAAATTCGAAGACGAATCCGGCGAGGGATATCCGTATGGGGATGCTTTAAGACAAGCGGTCAGCCGACTTGACTACGAAGTGGACGCTTACTTGTTCGGCGGAAAATATGGAATCAAACAAGAATCGTTCGATTTCGATGTTCCTGAAGAATCCGATATTACCGGAAAAGCAGAGCCGAAGCCGAAGAAACGCAGCCGCAAGAAAAAAGCAGAAATGGAGGAAGTCGCCGAAGAGATAAAAGCGTTTGACGAATTTGCATAACACCTACCACTATGACAATTACACTGCAAAATACAGAAAAAGGTCAATGTTATGCGGTGAAGTTTGACAGATACCGCCAGCAGGTTGTAGACAAGCTGAAAAGCTCTGTTTCCATCCGCTGGTGGGACAAACAAACGGGCGCATGGCTGATTCCGGCAACCAACAAATGCAAAGCAGAATTGGATCAATTGACTTATTACGTCCGCCATTTCGAACCGGTACAATGGGGAACGATTGCACAATCACAGACAGAGGAGGATGTTGCTTTTCAAATACCGGAAATGCCGGAACTAGACGGAGAACATGGACTGAAAGTACAGCCTTACCCCTATCAACTGCAAGGAATCGCACGAGGCTTGCAACTGAAACGGTTTATCAATGGGGATGATATGGGCTTGGGCAAAACACTTGAAAGCATCGCAACCATCAACAAAGCTGATGCCTTTCCCTGTTTGGTAATCTGTCCGAATGTTGTCAAGATCAATTGGCAAAGGGAATGGCATAAGTTTACAGACAAGAAAGCGATGGTATTAACCGATTCCGTCCGCGATAGCTGGCCTTTCTTTTGGCAGACAGGCATGAACCAGGTTTTTATCGTAAACTACGAAAGCCTACGAAAATACTTTGTCCGGCGGATCACGAAGGCAGAGAAATGGACATTGAAAGATGTCGAATTTCACAACACGATCAAACTGTTCAAGTCCGTGATAATCGACGAATCGCATAAAGTCAAATCAACGGCCACCCAGCAGACCAAGTTTTGCAAAGGCATTGCATCCGGGAAAGAATATATCATCTTGCTGACTGGGACACCTGTTGTCAACAAACCAAAGGATCTGGTTGCACAATTGGGTATTATGGATCGCATGATTGATATGGGTGGATGGAAAGGTTTTATGCTTCGGTACTGTTCCGGTCCTAACCAAGCGAGCAATCTAAAGGAGCTAAATTATAAGCTATGGCAACACTGCTTCTTCCGCAGAGAAAAGTCGAAAGTACTCACCCAACTACCGGATAAAGTGCGTCAGATTGTTTCCTGTGAGATAACGAACCGCAAGGAATATATGGATGCGGAGCGCGATCTGATCGATTACCTGAAACGCTACAAGGAAGCAGATGATGAAAAAATCCAAAAGTCACTGAAAGGGGAAGTGATGGTTCGTATTGGTATTCTGAAAGATATTACTGCACGCGGTAAATTGAAAGAGGTTATCGACTTCGTGAAGGACTTTCGGGAGAATGGGAAAAAGATCATCCTGTTCTGTAACCTGCATGAAATTGTAGACCGCCTGATGATAGCTTTTCCTTCCGCCGTCTGCGTCACCGGACGACAGAATATGCAGGAGAAGCAGGCTTCTGTCGATGCCTTTCAAAAGAACCCGAAGACGGACGTTATCATCTGTTCCATTAAAGCGGCCAGTGCCGGTATTACGCTCACAGCAGCCAGCGATGTCGCCTTTATTGAGCTACCTTGGACGTATGCAGATTGTGATCAAGCAGAAAGCCGTGCCCATCGCATCGGGCAGAAAGACTCAGTGAATTGCTACTACCTGCTCGGCCGTCGGACGATTGACCAGAAGCTCTACAGGATCATTGAAGAAAAGAAGCATATCAGTAATGCCGTATTGGGGGCTGAAGATAATATCCAGACGAATATTGTTGATATGATGGCAAATCTTTTTGATACGAACGAAGAGGAGGAATAAGAAAGGCAGCGCCTCACAGCGCCACCCCCTTACAATCAGAAACAAATATATCAAATAAAGACGACTATGGCAAGTGAGGCATTGAATAAATATATTGAGAAACGTTACGACAGGTGGCTGGATTACGCTAAGTATCACTGCTCACTTGCCGGAATGACAGACGAAGCTATTGACGTGTTGAACGAAGTAATGTGTATGCTGCTTCAAAAGCCCCTGGAGCATCTCTCCCGATTAATGGAAGCCAAACAGGGTAAATATACTGAACTTGACTTCTATATCCTGCAAATGATAAAGCTAAACGTTACCTCGGACACATCTCCATACCGGCATAAATACAAGCCCATTCCGGTAGATGAGAATGTAGATTGGCGACGGCTGAATATCATCGACGAACCCGACGACAGCCCGGATCGTACCGAATATATCCGGGAACGTATGCAGGATATCCGGAACATAATCGATCAATTAAGCTTATCCGAAAAAGCCAAATGTATCTTTGCTTGGAAATTTTTTGCAGGAGAGTCTTTTGCTGATTGGCCGGGACCAGAAAGTAGAAAGGAGTTGTATGAAACCTATAAAAGTGTTTTCAATGCGGTGATGGATAAGAAGAATGGGAGACTGCTGTTTTGAAATAAATTGGTGTGCACGAACAAAATTCGAGCACACCATTGTATCAAAATTAATCAAACTTTTAGACCTATACTCTTTAAAGAATCTGCTAAAATCGTCAACTCCCAAACAAATATATTACCAACCCACTAACCTTAACAATAAATCCCTTAATATTACCACATAAGCAACTGTACAACCTAGTAAAATATAAGAACGCGGATGTTTCAATAATTCATGTTTAGGAGTCGAGATAAAAAATATTGCATTGACAAACAACAATAGTATAATACCAAATACAGCCGTATTTTTTAGCATATCTTTTGCAGTCATCTCTGTTTTACTCGAAAAAAGATTTACACACGTAAATAAAAATGTAATTATAGCTGTAAAAGCACCAATAATTTCAATATAACGCTTCTCAGTTCGATTCATCTGTTCCTTCAGCTTTTCAATAGATTCTTTTTCCTTTACAAAAAAAGCTTTTGCTGTTAAACCATCAAATGATCTTTTATGTTTCTCCAATATATCATAATGTTTTTTGTACTCTAAAGGTTTTGAAAAAGAGGATGCAACAAAAATAGGGATAGACAAATCAGGACAAAAAGTACAGCATTCTGCATAAACCATTTGAAAAGGATAATAACTATGTTTTCGACACCAATCCAAAGCAAAAGAACATTTCTTTAGGCATTCTGACAATAAATTTAACTTCTTTGTTACCAATTCGCGTCTAATAGAAATTTCTTCCCTATCCATGCATTCAGAAAGATCCTTAATAATAAATTCTGTAGCTTTTTGATAAGGATAAAAATTGTAAATTGATGTTTCATTTTGAATATTCTCAATTTTTTTTAAATCTTTCTCCAATTCTTCATAACCATAATTTCCATGAGATAAAAGAAATGAAAAACGACAATTCTGCAAATAATTCCTGAGAGTATATATAGCATGTTCATCAAAAGGTCTTCTTTTCCCTTTACGAGTCAATTTAGAATACACACCGTTGAATTGGCGAACTAGATTATTCACCTGCTGATGATTACCACTCTCTTTTTGATAATATTTCATCAACAATATAAATTCTGATAACTTATTATTGATTGTATCATTACAATTGTTCTGCCACTGTCTTACCAAAGAATGATCATATTCATTGCTATTCAACACAAAAAAATTATCATATAACGGTCTTAAAAAACCAACATCTATATCTTCATTTTTAACTCTGATCAGCTTAGATTTATTCCTATATTCAGATGCACCAAAAACACAAATATGTTTTTTTAACAAAAACGAACACTTGTAAAATAAAGTCATATAGACAGCTTGGATATTTTTATCACCATCATTTTTCCTCTTCTTTTCTAAATTGTTACGTAAAAATATAAGATCACTTATTAAAGATCGATCATTAGATAATAAGTGATCCATTTGACAAGAAGGTACAACATACTTAATAAAATCAGATAAAACACTTTCTATATAATCACCATCAGGTCCTTCTAAATCATTAAATAGTATATTATGATCAATACAATCAGTTTTATCAGCAACAAATGACAATAACCCTAAATAATAACTTATACAAACAAGTATTTCTTTATCCAAGGACTCATACATTCTAATGATACGTTCCCTGAATTTTCTTTTATAATCATGAGAATATTCATTAGTTAATATTTTTTCTAATTCATCACAAACATTTTCCACCTTCTCTTTAGATG